TCTTTCAACGAAACTTGGCGGCTGGATTCAGCGGAGCTGGGAAGTGAACGAAGAAGGGTATCTGGATTTTAAGTACGATGTATTGAATAATTTCCGTGTGTATGTAGACCCGGAGACACGGGCAAATGACTATGATTTGAAACACTGCCGCTGGCTGGTCAAGGAAGGCTGGGAGCCGCTGGATGTTATATCAGAAAAATACAGCATTGACCCCTACGATGTGAAAGTGGAACGGTCAAAGGCGTGGTATCAGACACTCTCTGAAACAATCCGTCGCATGACCGATAAGACCTACTCATCCAATCTGGAGAACTATGACAAGATAAATGACCGCTATCGGGTGCTTGAGATGCAGGAACGGGTCACGACCAAGATGGTGAATGTATTCGATGGTAATGATTACATGATTCTGCCGAGAAACGAGTACCGTAAGCTGAGAAAAGAGAATCCCAGCCTGATGATGGTCAATGAGTTCAATAAAGACCAGATTCATGTGACAACAATCATACCCTATTTCAAGAACCTTATCGTCAAGGACGACGATATGGAACAGCCCACATCAAATTTTGACTGCTTCCCGGTCTGGAGTTACAACTACAATGTCCAGATAAACGAACAAACGTCGCTTGTTGACCACCTGCTTGACATTCAGGACGATGTCAATAAGGCTAAATCTCAGGTCAGGGACTATGTGACCCAGATACTCTCAGGCGGTGTATTTATTGATAAGCGTGAGAAAGAAACAATAAAAGCTCTCAAGGAGAAAGGCAATCAGCCTAACATGGTTTATGAACTGAATAACCCTTCCATTTTACCCCAGAGACTTTCTCCTTCTTCGCTGCCGCCAGATATCATGCTAAATGCTGAGAACAGCGTTGCATTCGCACAGCGTGTTTCGCTTATTTCTGAAGCTATGAAAGGTGAGACTGCACGCAGTGGAGAGTCTGGGGTTCTTTTCGAACAGAAAGTACAGCGTGCTGCTGCAGCCATTAATCCCTACTTTAAAAATTTAAGCCGACTGAGAAAGGTGCTTGCCAAGGATTTTGTAGACAATTTCAGCCATGTATACTCCGAGATGGACAGGGTTATACGGGTCAAGGAAAACGATGTATTTGCTGAAACGATTATGAATTTAAGCGTTGGCGCACAGGTCTTTAACGATGTGAGGAACCCATCACTCTATGTAGAGCTTGATGAAGGTGAAAGCAATATCACCCAGAAGGAAGAGAACTTCAACCGTATGGTAGCCCTCGCTAATTTGATAGGCTCCATCAACCCGCAGCTCGTGGATATCAGGACGCTTGTGGAGAATGCACCCATCTCAGGCTCAGAGAAATTTGTGGAATATATTGACCAGACTATGCAAATGCAGTCAGAAGCTGCACAGCGTCAGTCAGAGCTGGATTCAACAAAACAGACATTGGACAACATGAAAACCGAGCGTGGCATGGTGACCGATGAAGAGAAACTAAGGCTGGAAGCCCAGAAGATTGGGCAGGACAGGGCAAAACAGGGAGCTGAATAATGGCTGGTAGATACGAAAAGTACGCCAAGAAAAAGAAAAAGAAAAAACAGACCGCAAGAGAAAGTATGCCGCATGGTATGTATAAGGTTAAAGTAAAAAAGACAAGAGAAGAAAAATCCCCTAAATACAAAAAATATAAAAAAGTAAAATTACTTAGAAAAAAATCATAAGTGAAGTGGGTGAAAAAGTTAAAACAGCACGAAGTTATAATAGCACTATTATTGACGATAATGCTGTTATTAGCCTTAACCTCAAATGGCTGGGGCAGTTATGTGTTTTGGTCGGTATGCTTGTGTATGGTTATTGGCGTGTGGAAAGCAGGTTGGGGGAACTTGAAGATAAAATGCTTGCTGCAAATGAGCAGATTGGGGATTTACTTGATAAACACATCGTGGACGAGAGGATTGAGAGAGAAGAGCTGGCAGAGAAAGTCTCCTTCTACGAAAAAGAATTTAATATTAACCCCCTTTCTTGGGGTAAACGGAAGAAAAAGAAATAATGCCTTTTAATGATATTATAGATATACCTATTATTCGACCTGAAAAAGTTGTTGAAAATGAATACGAGGGTAGAATACCGTATACAAAGAAAGATGCATTGCGAAATGTATTCAGAGCAAAGAGAAGTAATATAATCAACAAAGGAAAACAAAATGGCAGAAAACCAAAATAGCGAAGTGCAGACAGATACTGCTCTTACACAAGAGCTTCAGCAACTTGAAAATAAATTTGAACCGAAGACAGAAGAACAGGAAGCTAAAGAGCCTACTGTAAATCTTATTGAAAAAGACGGTGAGCTGTATATAAACAGCGAATCGGATGAAGCGGTAGCCGACGCAGACCATGAAAGTGGAGAATCGAGTCAGGAAACTGCAGAGTCAGATGAGTACACCACCGATGGAAATGAACCATCACCGTTCCACGACAAGTCGAAGGATGACCTTGTCAATATGGTTGTTGATGCCCAAAAAATGATTGGGGAACAGTCCAACGAAATTGGCGAACTTCGCAAGCTAACGGCAGAAGACGAGGATTTGTCTGAAACCGAGCTTTTGGAACGACTCTCTGCGAACGATGTTCAGGAAGCCCTTTCTACGGAAAAGGCTAAATTGGATGAAATCGACCCTTATGATGCTGATGCTGTTTCTGAACAGCGCAGCCTTATTCGGGAGATGGAAAACGACCTGATTAACAAACGGACGCAGGAACATCTCGAATCACGGCTGAATGGTCGTGATAATGAAGCGTTTGTTTCTACAATGAAGCAACGCTTTAACGACGATGGAATTGAGGTATCTGATGATGAGTTCAATGCTGTCAATGAGCGAGCGAAGGAATACACTGAAAATGGGCTGTTAACCGAGAGAGCCTACCACAAAGCCATGATTGATGAATTTGGGGTAGACAAGGTAGCAAAAAACTACCAGATGTCAGGAGAGCGTAAAGCCAGACAAGACATTCAAAATGCTTCAGCCAAGCAAGTTGAAAAGGTCGATGTTCGTGGTACAGGCAAGAACGCTAAACTGGTAAGGGTCGCTGACCTGAGCCAGAAAGAACTCCGCAGCACTCTCGATAATCTTTCAGTGGATGAACTTCAGAAGCTCTATGGACAGCTTAACAGTTAACTAAAAACACAGGAGATTAACAAATGGAATCCTCACAAACTTGGATTGCAAATGTTGAAATTCTAAACTCTCTGCTCCGCAAAGAAAGTTGGTTCAATACTTTCTGGGCTAAGTTCTCCGGTAATGTGGACATCTCACAGGACGATAACGGCAACCCCGTTTACACTCCTTCTGGGAATCCCATTGAAGTTCTGAACGACTATGTCGCTCAGGGTCGGGATAATATGCTCATTCCTTTCCTTTCTGAATTATCTGGTTCACCCGTATATGGTGATACAGTTCTGAAAGGCACTGGTGAAGACCAAGCTATGAAGTGGCTGCGTGCGTACTGTAATCAGTCTCGTAAAGCGGTTATGAAAAAGTCTGGTTCTATGAGCGAACAACGCCAGAAAGTCTTTAAACTGATGGACGAAGCGAGACCACAACTTGCACGATGGTTCACCAAGTGGGAAAATCAGGCTGTATTTCAATCCTTCTATGAAGGTGTATCGCCTAACCTTTCCACCGGTACGGCATCCGATGGGCTTGGTCTCCCTTACAGATATCACCCGAACTGGTACATTAACGACGGTGCTGTTTTAACTACTGTTGGTACAGCAAAGACACTCAAAACCAATGCACAGCTTGATGCTGCTGTTGGCACGACTGCCGCTACTGCACCTACTTGTGATACTGGTTTAACCGCTGCAATTTTAAGGGATTTGCGTACTAAATGTATGGCATTAAAAATTCCGCAAATGGAAACTGCTGATGGTCACAGGTTTTGGTGTATGGTAGTTCATCCTGCACAACTTGCTGGATTACAGGCAGATAGCGACTATAAAAATGCCCAACGCTACGGTTTTATGGGTTCTGGTGGTGCTAAAATGCCAGAACTTCATGGAATGGCTGGGTATTATTCTGGTTTTGCTATTTATGAAGATATCGTTGGAGTCCGTGAATGGGACGAAGCTGGCTACTTTTTTGGAGCCACTACATCCGCACGATTCGACGCTTCTGAAGTTACACTTCACTCTGATGCTGGTGGTGTACGGGTATACAATGCAGTTGTGTTCGGTAAGAATGCAATGGGCAAAGCTGTTGCTAATGACCTTCACTTCACTTCTGAAGTGGATGACCATGCCAACACCATCGAACTCGGTGGTGCGGTAATCAACGGCTATAACCGTGCAGACTTTTTTGCTGAAGATGATGGTGGTGAAGCAAGTGGCGATGCGTTCTATAAGAACCAATCCGCTGCTCATGTTGCCGCTGAGTTGTCTTGTGTTAATCAAAGTTCGTTGATTTTTTCAACGACCGATGAGTAACAGGAGATAAGTAATGGCATTTAAAAAGCAAAAGTCGAGCAATTGGTGGAGAACTCAAGGTGGTGCAACAGAACTGACATTGACTCAGGCTGGTGCAGGCACGGGAACGGCTGTAATTCAAGGCAATCAAATTATATTTGATGTTGCTGATGTTGCGGTCAATGACCCTGCCATGACCATCACTACACCCATTTCATTTAGAGTAGTAGATGTATATGCTATATCAACGGCAGGAACTGCTGCAGTATTAGATATTGATAATGGTAGTTCATCTGTACTTGGTGGTGCAACATTAACTATGGCTGGTGATACTGATGTTATCAGAGCAACCGAAATAGATGATGCGAACTGGGAGTTCACTGCTGGCGACGATGACTTAAAAGTTCATGTTGCTACTGCTGTATTCGCAGGGATGATAGTAATCGACATTTTACCATTGTAAAAACTAAAATCTAAAACTGGGGAGGTAATAGCCCCATATAAGGATTGACTCAAACATTTTGTGTTGAGTATGTTAAGGGGGGCTTTTTAGCCCCCCTAATCATTTAACAGGGTATTCACGGTCTCGCCCGACCTTTAAGCCCGACTTCAAAGGAGTGAATAAATGGCTGATATGAACAAATCCCCCAAACTACATAGATATTCCGTCCAAGAAAACCTTTCTCCAGCGTTTAAGGTAGAATACGTTACATCGGCAGATGCAACACCTTCTGGTACATTTGCAACAGGGGCTAATGGTGTCCCAAGAGGTGTGGTTGTTGCTGCAGAAATCGGTGGTAGTGGAGACCTTACGTTAACATTCGGTGACGATGTTACATCAACAATGACAAACGCTCAGGCAAAAAATATTTTTTTAAAAGGTGCAATTCTTCCATTGGCAATCAAAAAGTGGCAGTTTGATTCTGCTGAGACTGCCTTTGCTTTAATGGCAATGTTCTAAGGAGTAGATTATGAAATTCGTAAGTGCGGCACATTTAACTGGTGGCGGTACAATAGGTGGCGACCTGACCATTTCAGGTGATTTAACTGTAAGTGGTGAAGGTGGATTTGCATATTCAGAAGTATTAGAAGGCAATTTATCTATTACTCAAACTGCTGACCAAGCTACAGGTATTGGTCTTTATGTTAGTAGAGACTTAGCATCTTCAGCGACCAATGCTCCGCTTGTAAAAATTGTTAATGACAATTCTGGAGACGACCAAACGGCTTTATGGATACAGCAAGATGGTGCTTCGTATGGCGTATATATAGATACGAATGCATCGTCTAATCATAGTATGATTTTTGACCAACCAGCGACAACAGATGCGGCTGTTATAAGAATAGATGGTGCTGGTGCTTTAACAACTGGAGCCATATTTAATGCAAATATAACATCTGCAAACCTTGAAACGGGGGGAAATACAGGTGCTTTCAGAATTATTCATAGTGCTAATAGTGGAAGTAAAATAGCCAATATAATGCACTTACATAATGACCATGCAAGTTCTGTTGCGGTGGTTCCATTAAAGATTCAGCAAGATAGTACAGGCAGTGCCCTTGAACTTAATGGGTCTACATCTGATGATTTTGCGGCGTTCAAACTGGTAAACTCTAAATCACAAAGTAATTCGACTGCTTTTGGCACTTATATTGATTTTGAATTTGAAAATAGTGTAGGAACAAGCACATCAAGATTCGGTGTTATTGAAGATGGTGTTGATGATTGGGGTGCGTTTTATTTTTCTACTAAAGCATCCGCAGGCACACCAACAGAGAGAATGCGGATTAACCATGATGGCAATGTGGGAATTGGAACTACGCCACAAAGCCCACTCCATTTACATCAAGCGACATCTGGTGCAACTTATATGCAGTTCACAAATAGCACAACTGGAAATAGCGATGCATCTTCTGGGACAAGGATAGGTTTAGACTTAAATGAGAAATTTGTTATTTATCATCAAGAAGACACAGATATTAATTTTTTCACAGGAGCAACTCCCACGCAAAAAATGACCATCTTATCTGGTGGCAATGTGGGAATTGGAATTGCGACACCAGCAGCAGCACTTGAAATTAATTCTGACGGTGCGGCGTTTGAGGTCGCAAGTGCGTCTGGGACAAATCGGTTTTCAGTGGATGGTGGTGGGACAATAGCAACTAATGCGAACTTTACTATCGGAACAAACAAGACATTTACAGGCGGCAACTGTACTTTGAATTTAAATGCTTCAGGAAGTAATAATTCAACTACAATTCAAAATTCTGATGATATAATATTGCAACCAACCTCAGGCAATGTGGGAATTGGCGAATCGGTTCCATTAGGTAAGCTCCATATTAAAACCGCTGATAGTGGTGCATCTGTCACTGCCCACGGAGATGAATTAGTAGTAGAAGGGTCAGCACGTTCAGGAATTAGCATATTGTCAGGAAATACTTCAAAGGGAGGACTTTATTTTGCGGATGATGGTTCAAATGATATAGGTTCTATTAGGTATGACCATAATGATAATTCCTTAGAGTTTATAACGAAGGGTACAGCAGATAGAATACGTATCACTTCAGCAGGCAATGTGGGAATTGGAATTGCGGCTCCCACAGCAATGCTTGAAGTTAATAATATTACCATTAATTCTGATGATTATACTACTTCTGATGACTTTATTGGTATTCGTGGGTTGTTTAAATACACAGGAGCATCAGGTAAAGATTTTGATAGTGGTGAGGATTTATATGGTGCAATAATTGCAGTTGAATTTGACGATTCTCAAAGTGCTGGTGCATTTCGGAATCTAATTGCAGTAAACGGAGATAGTACTGCAACTGATTGTGCTGATTCTGGAGAGGTTGTAGGTGGACAATTTAGGGGTAAGGTTGGTCACGCAGATGCTGATGTAAATAATGTTATTGGTGTAGAAGCTACTGCTTTAATTACTGATGGTACAGTAGATACCAATACTTATGGTGTAAAGGTATTGGTAGATGGTGATGATGGTGCTGTAGCTGGAGATGTTTTTGGAGTTGATATAGATGTAGATATAGAATCCCCGTTAGAAGTTGCTGGTGATGTTATCGGGATGAAAATATCAGTAGACGATGACGATGCTTCTGCTGGTGATTGTTATGGTATGCAAATTAATTGTGCTTCTAATGTAGATGCCGCTATTGATTTAGTAGGTGGTGGTATAAAATTCCCAGCAACTCAGGCGGCAAGTGCAGATGGAAACACTCTTGACGATTATGAAGAAGGCACTTGGACACCTACACTTACCAATATGACTATTGGGAATGGTGCTGTAGTGGCAACATATACAAAGATTGGTCGGTTGGTTCATCTTAATTGTAAAGTCACCCTTGGCGGAACTTCAAGCGTTGATGGTGCTTGGACTTTTACAAATCTACCGTTTGCTGTTCCAAACAATTCCGTTCCAATTCAATGTATGTTCGAGGATAGCGGAACGGCTACTTTTCCTGCTTGGGGTTTTGTCGTATCAAATGTCGTATATCTGAGAGGGATTGCTGGTAATGCGGCGATTAACGCAACGACACCGTTTACTTGGGCAACCGGTGATGTAATCTACTGGTCTGTTGTATATGAAGATTAAAATGATAAATATTCTTAACTGGATAGTTAAGTGGAACAAATAACAAGGAGTCAATAATGGCTTTAGAAAAGAAAGTAACATACGATTATGAGGTTCGTGGCGAATATAAATGTATTCAAGAAAGAAAACGAACTGCCGTTGAGGAAGATGGTAAGGAACTATCGTATTCATATAGCAGACGGGTATTATCACCCGATGCAGATGTATCGTCTGAATCAGATGAAATAAAAGGTATGGCATCTGCACTATGGACTGATGAAGTGAAAGCGGCATGGGCGGCTAAACAGGCACCAGAATAATTAACTAACAAACAGGAGTCAATAATGGCTAAAGACAAAAAAGAAAAGCCAGTCTTGAATCTCGATGGAGAAAAGTATTTCATTGATGATATGACTGATTCACAAAAAGAACTTGCAGGTCGAGTGGCATTAGACCAAGACCATGTAGGTGATATACAGAATAAGCTGAGAACAAATGCTTTCGTTAGGCAACAATTAGTTGAGTGCGAAAAGGTGTTTGTAGAGAAGTTTCAAAAAGGTCATGCAGAACTCAAGAAAGTCTTAGAACCTGAAGCTGAAGAGGTAGAAGCAGAAGCATGATTGTAAGAAGGTGTAGTCAGGGTCATCGAGTTAGGATTCATAGAAATACAACTCCGGGTGCAATACGCACAAAAACTTATGCGGATGGGTCTACAGAGACTCTGACTTACCCTTCGTCTTATACATACTTTGTTGATGTAGATGGTGATATAGAAAAGAGAAGTAACAGTTTTAAGACCATTGAAAATTTTTATGTGGCTGAGTGTGCCAAGAAACATGGTGATGGACATGGTAGACTGCTTGTTGGAAAGCATAATCTTGTTAATGGTGTTGCCACCACACAAGCAGAATATCCAACATCATCGAATACTAAATCACAAATAAAAGATTTTTACGATAAGCGTGGCATTGTTTATAAAAACAGTGAAACTAAAAATGAATTGCTGTCAAGAATCGTTATTAATATCGAAGCCAGCAAAACAAAACATTATAGGAATTAATATGGAAACATTAAAAGAACATTTAGATAAAATCTTTGGATTTGTCCTTGGATTTACTATTGGATTTTTAGTAGCTGGAGTTGCTTCAGCACATGGTTGGCTGACGGGCTTCTAACATGAAAAGCCCAATTGCTAAGTTTGTTAATTGGCAACTATCTACTGGTCAGCTTGACCATTGGACATCTTATCATTTAGCAGCAGGAGTATTTTTATGCAAGATATTCCAGTGGCTGCACTGGTCAGACTTCTGGTGTGTGGCTGGAGTATTCATTATTGGCGTTTTATGGGAGGTATTTGAGTGGTTTATTGAGGGAGATGAGGAAACCTATGGCTCAAAGAAAAGATGGGCATATAACTCATTTGCTGATGTGTTTGTTGAAACTGGTGTAGCGTGGTGGATGGTACTGTAAATGGAATTCATAAAAATATACGCTGAGTATGGCGCAGTTGGGATACTTGTAATTTTATTTGTTATCACTTTCATAAAGCAAAGTAAAACAACAGATATTCAGGCAAAATCATTAGAAGCGTTAAAAGTTGAAAATGAGGGTCAATCTAAAAATATTGAGAATATCGAGGCTATCGTGCTGAAATTCTTGGACAGGTGGAATCGTTCAGATGAGATTAGAGACAGGCGGCACGAAGATATGGTAGGGGAATTGAATGATTTGAGTGATGTGATGATGGAAGTCAAAGGCTCTGTATCAAGGATAAACGGGAAATGAGTGTAGAAAGATACCGGGAAGAAGTTACTGCAAGGCTTGTTAAATTAGATGAGCGACAAATTAGTATATTTAAGGCATTGCAAAGGGTGGACAAACAATTGAGCAATATGAATGGTAAAGTAGAAAAACACTCGATAGATATCGAGAGAATCAAGACATATGGTTCATTTGCAGTGTTGATAGTTCCAATCATTGCATCAATAATAATAAAAGTAATATAGAAACGGAGAAATAATGGATACTGTAGTACAATTCTGTAAAGATAATTGGATGGTTGTTGGCGGCACTGTTGGTGTTTTAGTCGGTGCTGGCTACGTTCCATTTGTAAGAACGCTTATTTTCAAGGGTCTCAAGACCTGTATGAGTGAAGCATTCTTAAAGGAAGTCTTTCTTGGTTTGGCAGAAAAGTATGTTAAATCGACCAAGACCAGATTAGATGATGTATGGTTCAGCCAGTTGAAAAAAAGCATAGATGAATCATAAGCAAATCAAAAAGCTGATTGATACCACATTGAAAAAAATGCATATGTGGTCTGAAGAAGCGGTAGAGCTTGTATTCTTGACAGGGCTTGTAGAGTCTGGTTATGATTATATATACCAGATAGGTTCAGGAATAGCACGCTCGTTCTGGCAGGTGGAATCATTTACAGCAAAAGATTGTGTTGATAACTACCTTGTTTTCAGGAACAGGACATTTTCCGATGTTGCATCTGCGCTCCAGAGGGATGTCGATGAAGTAAAGAAGATGTCTCAGGACGATTTACATGAATTGCTGTGGCATGATATTGTTGCTGGTATAGTCTTTTGCAGGCTTAAATATCGTAGAGTACCAACACCGATACCGAATGACATAGAAGGTCTTGCCCGTTACTGGAAAGACCACTACAATACGGAATCTGGAGCTGGAACAATTAGTCACTTTTTAGAGATGTCAGAGACAAGGAAAGACAAATGAAAGTAGGATTATTAGATTTAGAAACAGTGCCACACGCACCTACATCAAAGTTTTTAACAAAAGCAGAGATGCGAAAGATAGATTCTGAATGGATATGGAATCGCCAGAGCTTTATATTCAAACACAAAATTCCGCTGATGGTTGAACGAAAGCAGGCAGATATGCTTGTTGATAAGTATAATTCGGTTCAATATCACGATAAAAAGGAAGACCTTAGAAAAATGAAGTACAACGATTTGAAAAGAATGGGTAGAACCAAGGGTATGTCAAATCAGGATACATTCGTAAAAAAAGAATTATTGATACAGGCAATAGAAGAATTAGATGGCTGACAAGACAATAACATACTACGATGTGGTGCAGGAAATCCTCAAGCGGGTGAATGATGCCGATGGTGATATCTATCTTGACAGGGCGAAAGAATTGGTGTATGAAGGTATATCATCGTTAGCAGTCAGTGAAGGTGTGACCAAAGATGATATTGTAGGAATCTTGAAATCGGAAGTAGTTGATGTTTCAAACCTTGGAGGTAAGTTACAGATTAAAGGTGATGATAAAGATTTAGAGAATAACCCAGCTAAAATTATCAGTATTGTTGACGACCTTACAGCACCAGACGAGGTTATAATTGGTGGAATCACAGAACATCGGTATATAGAATTATCATTGGCTGAAGTTAATCGTCTTAATGACCCTGATTATAGCCCGTTCAATGATGAAATATTCTATTACCAAAGGGGTGATTATATTTATTTTTATCCACAAGAAAGAATGGTTAGTCAAAAATTAGTTATTACTTATATTGCAGAACCAGATAGTTATGCTTATACAGACAATCTTTTTGCTGCGTCTTTTTTTGAAAAGTTATATTCCTTTAATTTTATATATAAAGTAATTGATTACGGTGTAGGCAGGATAAGGGAGCAGCAAAGCGGGGAATAAATGGTTTACAGGGACATACAGCGAGAAATCGGAAAAAGGCTTGGTGACCCAGACCTTAGAAGATTTCGTGGTCTTATAAGCCAGTGCTTTGTTGATAGTATGTGTTCTGTTCTTGCCAAGGAAGAAGGTTATAATATGGTTGAGATACCAGACTTGATTCAGGAAATAGACCATACCTTAAATCTTGAGAATTCACAATATACTGTCTCTTTGCCATCACTGGCAGCGTCTGGAAGTGTGATAAGGCTTTTGGATGTATTCCAGAGACCAGATGAGAATTTCACATCTTCCCTTACCTTAAAAGAAATACCGAAAGAAGAATATAAGCGCATGGCTCTTGAAGTTGCGTTTAGACCCACATCTGAAGAAGTATTCTATTTCAGGCGTGGGAACAATATTTATTTTGTCTCTGGTCAGATAGCTGATGATGAGGTCGGAATTAGTGTTGTATTCCAGTTTATTGAGAATCCGAATCCAGATGATTGGGGTATATCTACAGATTTAATTACTGACCTGAATTACTCAAGGAACTTCATATATAGAATCATTTCTGAGACAGTGGTTAATATATCGAATCTTCCAGCATTCACGGGTCAGCCAGCTCAGGAAGGAGCATATAGCTAATGGGTTTATTTCCCGAACAACCGACACAGGAACAGACTCCTTCCGCAAACCAAGCACCTTATTTAAGTAAAATTGAGGAAGGTTCTGCTACACAATTATTTCCACTATTGTTTTATGATGTATATCAGGACATAGCTCTTGAGTTGCCTGAACAGCCGAATATTTCGATTGTCAAGGCAGAAGTAAACAAGGTCATCAGAAGGGTCAATGATGAGATAGGATTATGGAGACAATTGGTTACAGTCTCACCATCAACTATTTCAACGTCCATTGATTTGATGTCAACGACTGTGATTCAATCTGAAACAACTGATGAAATAGAAGATTATGGTAGATTCAATCATGGTTGGGACTATTTTTCTACTGATAATAGACTACGCCTTGATGACACAGTTATAGAAGTTGATGAAGTTTATCTTGATGATGAAGAGTGGGAACAGGTAACGTATGCGAAGGTAAAAGATAGTAATAATTCAACTGAAAATTATTGGGCGCAGGTAGGCAGATTCATATACTTCCCAAAAGACTTATCTACTTCATCAGAAATTCTTAGATTAAGATGTAAGAAATCGTATTCTTTTCTTGATAATGTTGTAGGTAAGGATGCGATAATAGATTTGCCTGAAAGTTACAGGCAGTTGTTGATATCTGGAGTCTTATATGCTTTGACAGCGAGACCCAAATACAAAGACCCTGATATTTTTAAGGTCAATAAAGAAATATTTGATATGGAACTATTTTCATTACAGAGGCAATATGCAAATCTTGAAGCAACATATATGTCACGGGATGTGACATACAAATATTAGCAGGGGTTCAACATGACTGATTTTCTAAAAGGTAACACACCAGCGACAATCTACCAACAATTATTGGGTGTAGGGGGAGCAGCAGACCATGCTGGGTTAACAGCATCGTTAAAATCTGTATTCACAGATGATGGTTCTGGAGCCAGTAATGCTTCTTCATTTAAATTATCTACATCAGCTTTAAGGATTGAATCATCAAACCAACTAAGATTCCGTGATGATGCTATTTATATATATAGCTCTGGAGATACAATTATGAATCTTGTTGCTGACGGAGAGATTGATTTAGCGACAGCAACTGTTGATATAAATGCTACTACCGCCTGTACTATTGACAATACCAATACTTCAAATGGTGTTCAAATTGGTGCTGGTGTCAGTGGGATGCCTATTACACTTGGTCATTCAACTTCAGAAACTACAGTAGCGGATAATTTAACTGTCACCGGGACAACTGCACACACGGGTGTTGTAACTGTTGCAACTGGGGTCAAGTTACAATTTGTTGATGGAAATGAATATTTATCTGGAGATAGTACAAATTTAACTCTTGGTGCTTCTGCCGATATTAATTTAACGGCAACTACGGATATTAATATCCCCGCAAATGTTGGTCTTACTTTTGGTGATGATGGTGAAAAGATTGAAGGTAATGGTACAAAATTAGATATTATGAGTAGTGGGGCGTTGGAACTTACTGGTGCAGCAAATTCAACTTGGAAAACAACATCTGGTAGTATAAACATAGATTCTGAAGCCTCTACAGTAGAAGTAGATGGTCATAGTGGTGTTACAATACAGGGTAACGCAGCGGAAATTGATATTGTAACTTCAGGTGCAGTAGACATTGATTCTGCTGGATTCACATTAGATGGAACAACCTTATCTATAGATGGTACGGATGATTCAAATGTAACTGTTACTGGTTCTGGTAAAGATTTAACTCTATCAGTTGCAGGTGGTGGAACACAACAACTGGTAATGTCATCTGCTGGGACTGCGGCTAATGCTGTAGTCTTGGAATCTAAGGCTGGTGGTATAGATATTTTAGCTTCAGGGGCAGCGTCAAGTGAAGATATTGACATTGTAGCAACAGGTTCGTCTGTAAATATTTCCTCATCTGAGAATGCTGCGGATGCGATTGTATTAAGTGCGAGTGCTGGTGGTATAGACATTACATCATCTGGTAGTGCAGGAGAAGATATTGATATATCAACATCTTCATCTGTTAATGTAACATCAACAGAAAATGCTGCAAACGCCATTTACTTGAGGGCAAATGGTGGAACAAGTGAAACAATTAAGGTTCATGCAGACCAAGGGACTGGAGATGATTCAATTTATGTATTATCTGATGTTGGTGGTATAAGTATTGAATCTGGGAAAACTGGTGCGATTACCAATATGGCATCGGATAGTGCTTCAAGTATTACAAATGCGGTTATTAGAATAGGGACGGATACTGCAAATTGTGACATAGCAATTGGTAATGGTACATCAGATGTATTGATTCAGGATAATTTAAAAGTTGGTGGTGACCTTTATGTTGTAGGAACACAAACATATACTGCATTAGCTGTATCAGCGGGTACAATATCAAGAATAACATTAAGTAATACTGATGAAGAAAATGGTGGTGGTGGTCGTGATACTGAATTATTATTTAAAGGGGAAACTGGAGCTTCAACAGTACATGAATTAGCAGCTATTACTGTATCTCACCAAGGTAGTTCTGCTGATATGCATGGTCAGATGCATTTTAGGCTTAATGACTCAATCTCAGGAGCATCCTTAGCTTCCATAGATGGGGCAGATGATGTGTTAACTCTTACCTACGATAAAACAGCTACGTTTGGTGGTGCAATAGCCGCTGGGACAAATGTAATTACTGGTGGACAGGTCAATGCAGATAATCTAAGGCTTGATGGTAATGTACTAAGTTCAACAGATAGTAATGGGGACATTACTTTAACTGCCAATGGGACTGGTGGGATTATGATGTTGAACACCAACGCCCCCGGTGAGGACTCTGTTTCAATTGGTAATAATGCGAATGCTGATGGAGACAAGGCACTGGCACTTGGACGAGCTGCAAGGGCAAGCGCAACTGATAGTGTTTCTATCGGTGATACAAATACGGCTTCCGGTGCTAATAGTGTGGCGATTGGTGATACAAATACTGCTTCTGCTGCAGGTAGTATTGCAATTGGTGCTGCCAATGTTTCATCAGGTTCATTCTCTACCGCACTCGGATATAGAGGAAAGGCAGATAGGAGGGGAGAAGTATCGTTCTCTGCTAATTATTTTGCCGCTGTTGGTGATACAAGATGTTGTATGTTCCACGAACTTGACACTCTCACCATGTCTGGAAGTTGGCAAAGTATTAATGGTGGAACTGGCGGTATAACCTTTGATAGTGATACAGTGGCTTGCGGTCAAGTGATGATTGTCGGTTCTACATCAGGTGCTGCTCTTACAATAGGGTTCGTAATAGATTTCCTTGCTGAGAATGATGGTGGTACATATTCAGTTATCCAGACAAATGTAACTTCTTTAGATACTTCGGATACCAGTTTCAATGCACAAGTAGCGATTGACTCTAATACAGTAGTTGCCCAAGTAACAGATGATTCTGTGACATCCAGCATGAAATGGAGTGCATTCTGGAAATTAGTACAGCATACATTTTAACAGGAGTTGGTAAATGGCTAAAAGGGCATTACCTCTCCTTACGGGTGGGCTAAACGACGTAGCCCGTTCTGACCTAATAGACGATAGTCAGCTTCAGGAATGCCTAAATTACGAGATTACTGGTGATGGGGTACTGAAACGAAGGACAGAACAAGACACATTTGATAGCGTTTTAAATACTAAACTTTCTGAGTTATTCAATACTGTAAAAGTTATTTCAGAGCCGTATTATTTTGTAACAGATATTGACCTTACTAATTCTAACGGATACACATTAAACTCTGATTTTATTTTACTTGCATTTGGTATTACAGATAGTGGTACATACGAGATGCATACATTGTATAAGGTCAATGAAACATGGACTAATGCAGCTCAATATGCTGTAGGCGGGGCAGAAACAACATTAAATACTTTATTGACCGATTCTGGTGTTGTGTATACTGCTGAGTCTGATGTCCAATTCGTCGTGTCAGATGACAGGATTATTGTTACTGACAATGTTAATCCAGCCCATTTTGTCACTATTGACGTAGATGGGTTTTTCAGGGCTGGGAAATTAGGGATGCCAGCCCCGACAAATAAGGCAAGGGTCGAACATATCACCGAGTGGGACGATTCTTTATTTGAAGAAACATCCACGAATACGAGATTATCACAGATTGGTCTATTCCAATGCACATATACAGCGGTTACGAAATCAGGGGATGAAAGTAATCCTGCCCCACTATCTGATACACTGGATATGCAGTTCTTTAAGATTGATGCGAATGGTGCAGATGAAAGGTGGATTGATAAGGTCTTTATTACTGATTTATCTGTTCCAGACATATCTAAAAATGATTTAGAAGATGTAAAATATTTCAAGGTTTATATGCGTGTTATGCGTTATTCTGAGGGAGAAACACTTCAGACATTAGACTTGACAGAACAGTTTGAGATAATAGATAAATCAAATACAACTGGGACTACTGGTAATAATTATCCATTGACAGTGGAAGTCACTGCAGGCGATACGGCAGATTATGAAAATGATGTTGCTCCAATATCAAAGACCGCAGCATCTCTGGGCGGCATCACGATGGTCGGAAATGTACAGACAAAAATTAATTTCCCCCATGAGTTCAAATACTATCATCCAATAACTATTAGTAATAAAGATAATAAACATTATGTAGATGCTGTTGTTAAGATACGCCTATACGATGAAGATTCAGGGAATGATGATGCGATTGAACATTTCAGTGTTGGTGATTTTTTTGAATCAGGGACTCCGGGTAATGATATGACAAAAAATGCACAGCATTTGAGGTTATACGATGAAGATTCAACTACCCCAATAATGGTTGCTTGGAAACAGGGAGAATCAGTTGCTGGTGGTTATGTTGATTTATATGTAAAGGTTCCGTTATCAGTCGCTGGTTCTTCTCATGTGGTCTATCTATGTTGGACAGATGAAGCCAATATGGATTATTACGATGGTGTGCCAGATGTATACAATAATTTAGTTAATAATGATATTTCTTGGGATGGGAATATTGGAATCCACTATGGTCTGGTTATGCAATTAGGATACCAGAATTTTAATAGACAACAAGTGTGGAACAATAGCCGAGTCAGAAATACATCATCATTAATTATTACTCCACAGGAATTTTCGATATCGGGGCAGGGTTCTTTAAATAAAGCTAATACTAATGTAGATGGCACACTAACTGACATTTTATCAAGCACTGATTATAGGTCATCTATACCACAATTTGAGTCCTTTAGTGAATTTAAGATGGGAAGCCTTAGTTATAAAGCAACAACTGATAGTAGTAGTAGGATAACATATAAAATGTTATATACTGATGGTTCTGGAGTTACAGCAAGTGAGATAAATCTGAGTAGAGGTTTTGTTTCTGCAACAATCACATTTGATTTAAGTGAATTATCTAATCTTGCGACAGACGCTAATGGTAACAAAAAAGGAATATTTTTTGTTTTGGCTGTTAGTGATTCAACTTATATTGATTCCATAAATAGAGTCACACTGGGGTTAAATGGCGATGGTGCGTCTACTGAAGTATTCACATGGGGAATGTCAAGACAAACAAGAGAAGGTGACCATGCAATATCTGGGGATAATAATTTCATAGATATGCCTACCTATAGTGAAAGTGATGCTGCAATAAAAACATACAATGTATTTTGGAGTTGGGATTTTGATTTACTAAAGTCAACTCTTGTATTATATGATACAGGCAGAACCTTTTCCAGAGTTGGTTTAAATTATGGTATTTATGCAAGCGAGATTGATGATTTACAGGAGGGAAGATACCAGAATAGTGTTGAGAATGATTATCTTGTTGATTATAGAGAGGCTGTAATAACAGATTTTAGATTTGGGAAAAGTCAATATGGCTCAACAAATAGGGCTGAAGTCCCAAGTAATACATATGTTGATAATCTTGTTGTCTATAAAGGTGAATATGTTAACAATCTTCATAGGATATATCAGTTGTGGAATTTCCAACCCATGTATGAGAATGCCATAGGGTATGATTGGGATGTGACATATAACAATAATATTGATTTTGACGAAACAAAGGAAATCAAATACAAGTCTAACAGGAACATGGTCAAGTGGACAAACGTAAACGGCAAGTCGTTTCCTGATTTATATTTCAAGAAGGTTAGAGAACCAGTCATTAAAATAATGCCAGCACCTTCTTTTCTACAATTTGAGTATCAGAACACATTCATTATCTTCACAAGGAACAGCATCAACAGGTTTGTATTGCAAGGTTCTGCAAGTGGTTGGGGTGGTTCATCGAGTTCACTCATAGAAGAGAAGCAGCAGTATGGTCTATTGGCTGAGAAGTCATTAGTCAGGGCTGGAGATGCTTTATTCTGGTTAAGTGAAGTAGGTGTTGTAAAATGGGACAGAGAAGGACTTGGTTTAATAACTAAGAACATAATCGATGTTCCAATAAAGTCGTCGTTGATAGGTTATTATATGCCTTTAAACAACCAATATGTACTACATGATACTTTGAATCAGGGTACAAGTTATGTTTATCATATCGAAAGGAACGCATGGACTAAGTTCAGCGGTCTGGATGTAAAGCAGGCTATAACTCTTACTGGCGGGTCGCAATTGGAGAATATCAATTTGTTTTTGAATGAAAATTCACCTGCAATAGATTCTTACCCGACTGATACCTATACACCAGATGATTCAAACATTAAAACAAAAAGTATGTTTTTTGAAAAGGGAACTCTAAAAAGGATTAAAGTTGATTATAGTGGTGATGATGATAATAAAAATATTCAATCAATCGTAGGGAATATGGTGGGAACAGAAATAATACATGAAGTCGAGGCAGAGTCAAATGAATGGAGAGGTGTTCCACTTGGAAAAAATAGGGGTAGGTCTGTAGAATTTATAGTTAACAACGCAGATACTATTTCATCAATCATGTATGACTTAGATATTGAAGCAGAGGTAAAAGTATAATGGCTTGGCAATTATTGGCAGCGGCATTACCAGCGGCAGCAAAGGTGGCTGGTACTGCATTATCCAAACCAAAACAAGAAGATTTTGCTCCCAAAACCGATTATATGAAGAAATATTTATCATATCTTCGTGGTCGAACATCGGATAGGGAAGTAATGCACTTGGCAATGCAGCCAGCGTTAAGGGTCGCAGGAAAACAAGGACGACAAATGCAACGTCAGGTTGGCTATGACGTAGCTAAATCTGGTCTTGGTGGCAGTGGTATAGAAGCTCAAATGAGGTTATCCGCTGGTCAGCAGACACAGGAAGCACTTGCTACAGCGACTGATAAGGCGGTGGCTGCCCAAGCTGCAGAGACAGCCCGTGTAGGTGAGAGGGCAGCAGGCATAACGGCACAAATAGGAGCAGAAGAAGCACGGGCAGACCAAGCATTTAAAACGGCTGAATCCCAATGGAAACGTCAACTTACATCGGATGTTATTGGAGGTGTTGCTTCTGTAGCATCGGCTGGAATAGCTCAATACGGACAGAATATCGCTGGATTCAGGCAAGCAGTAATGGATGAAAGCATTCCAGCAGGAACTACTTACAGTCAATTCAAGGAAATGGCTAAGGGTGGTGTTATAGAGGGCGCACCAGAGCTTGGTGTACCAAAAGCTGAATTAGGTCGTATGACACCTGCTGAATATGCTCAACATACTGGAGCTTCAAAAGCAAAGATATCTGGTTTACGGTTGGCAGAAAGAATTTATGGAAGTTCAGAAGCAGTACAGCAGAGGAGGGAACAGGGAATCAGTGATGCTGATATTATTTCTGAAGCGAAAAGAATGCAGGCAATGTATGTATCAATGGTTGGTTCTGGAGCAGACCCAGCAGATATAAACGAAGCCATGAGAACACTGGGGTTTGGGAATGTTACTGCTCCATATGTTGCTGAAACAGATGTTGAAACAGATATTGTTTCTACAACAGATGAGCCTCCAGTGGTTAAAGCAACAGAGGAAGCAAAGGTAATTGAAAAACCAGTGGTTAAAGAAGAACTTGTAGTTGAAGACGAACCAGTAGAATTACCAGAAGGATTTGTAAAGGGTGATTATAGCACATATCCTGTGAAAGAAATAGATGGTGTTACATATCATGTTGACCCTGAAACTAATGAACCAGTTATGTCTATTGTTCCTGAAAAACCAAAAAGGAAAACGGGTTATGATTGGTATGCTGAAAGTATGCGTAAATCTAATAGAGAGCCACTATCCAAAGAAGAGTGGATGTCGATTGGTAAAAAACATAGAGAAAAGCGCAATAAGAAAATAGAAGAGGCACAGATTGCCGAAACGAAAAAATACTTAGCAGAAGAAGCCGAACTCGATGTAATAG